TATTGTTTATTACTGCTTGTTGCCCTATAGGGCTAGTAGTTTGTTTTAGGTCTCCGAAGACAACACTAAAAGAAACTATAATAAATATATCAAATAAATAAGTTTATGTAAATAAAAAAGTTAAATTAGTAAGTTATTCGGGGTCAGTTTCTTTAGGCATTTTATACTCTGTAATACTCTCAGAAACCTTAGTAGTTACCAATTTATCTGCAGCTAATGTAGCTTTTTTTACTACATTCTGTGTGGGGGCAATAGTTTTTTGCTCTGCTGCAATATCTGCTGCTTCTTTTTCTGCTAACCACCTATCAGTTAAGCTTTTTTCTAAAGAGGCTCCAGCATCATTTGCTCTTAATACTTTTTTAACTTCTTCTTTAGTAGTTAAGTTTTTAATTAAATTATACATATTGTTCATCCTTTTGTACTAATCTTCAGTAAAATTTCTTTCTCGTCTTATAAAGTGTCTACTAACGGTACCGTCATCAAACTGAAGATAACCTTGCGCCTGATCACTATACATTTCTAAAACTTCGTTACCATAATAATGGTCTTCTAGTGTTAAGTCAAGAAAAGATTGTTTAGATTTACTATCATTACGATACGCAGATAGATCTGCATTATGCTCAGTCGCAAATTCTTTAGCTTCTTGCTTAGTTAATCCAGAATCACTGAATCTTATTATCATTTTCGGCATGTAAAGATTCTCCCACAACTTCTATAGTATTTTCTAAGTCTTTAAAAGCTGCATCTAGTAGTCTATTAGCAGGATGTTTATTGTTATGCGCTCTAAATATCATAGCACAAGATATAAAACATAAAGCTTCTAAATCTTTTAATAACTGAGAATTTTGGTTAGGAGAATAGCCTAACTCCTCTAAAGTCATTAAGGTTTCATAAAATATGTCTTTACTTATTACCTTAGCATCTTCTATATCTATATCTTCGTCTATATAAGATTGCTTTATTTGTTTAGATCTCTGTAAAAAATCAATAACTTCCGCCATGAGTTAGCTCTCCTCTTAAGATGTATTTTTTATTCTGCCAGTAATTTATAATAGGAATATTATACTGTCTAGCTTTAGCTACTTTAGAAGTTTCTTCTCCAGAGCTAATTAAATAATCTATATCTTTAGTTACTCTATCTTTGAGCACTATATTAAGATCTTGTAAATGATCTGATAAATCTTGCTTTGTCATGTCTAGCTTACCTGATACAGCTACTGTTAAGTTATTAGTAGCCTCTTCTACAAAAGTAGAAGCCGTTAGAGAATAAGGTAAGCTCTTAACCCAGGACTCATTAACATCTAACCAGGCCAGTATGCTATCAACTGTTTTAGGCCCTATTCCGTTAATATCTTCATACTCTATTTCTCTTAATCTATCAAAGGAAGGTATTTTTTGAGTAATACGCTTAGCAGTATTTTTGCCCACTCCAGGTATGCCTAAAGCTCCTAATACAGAGTAGTACTCTTTAGGTCTAGATAGCTCTTCTAATACTTTTTCACCGTTTTTACCCATATGTTCCCAAGGAACTTCTTCCTTAAATAAGTCATTAGGATGAGTTAAATCTAATTTTTGAATCCATGCAGGGCCTAAGCCTTTAATGCCTAGCTGTTTAACAAAATACTCTACAGATTTGTTACCGTCTTTAGCAGAAGTAAAAAGTTTAGGACCTTCTCTATATAGTTTTAGCCCTAGTTTTTTTTCTGCATCTGCTACACAGAATCTAGCAAATTTAGATTTAGATAGCACCTTTACGAATTGTGGAGTAATTTGTCTTTCAATAAGTATTTCATCTCCCAGTCCAAGCTCGTGTTGTTCTATGAAGTCAATATTATGAAGTATTACTCTAGATATAGTAGCATCGTCAATATTTACAGGATCTACTACTGCTACAGGAGTAACAACTCCTGTTCTACCAATACTCCAAAAAATATCTTGAATGGTAGTTACTGCTGTCATAGCCCCTCTAGTTTTTAAGGCTACAGCATATCTAGGATATTTAGAGGTTGTTCCTAATAATTTTTCTCTTTTATAGGAGTCTACTCGATAAACAATACCATCACTAGGATAAGAAGAGCAATCCCAATTGAAAGTAGATACAAACCCGAAACTGTGAAGACTCTTAACTCTTATAGAATAATCTTCTTCTATACCTGCAACGTCATGAACTATAAAACGTAAAGATCTATCTATAATCTCCTCAGCGTTTTTTATACCGAGAGAACCGCTTACAAAGTTTCTAAAGTTTTGTACGTTTTCTTTATCAGTTACTACTTCTCCTATAACAGTAATTATTTTGTTTTGTGCAGGAACAGTAAGAGGTATAGAAGCAATATAATCTACTAGATGAGTTACATTTTCACCAAACTCTCCATCACCTCTAGTAAGTGCATGAAGTAAATTACCTTTTTCATCGTAAGTTACAGACAGGTTAGTTCCATCGATTTTTATAGTCTCAATTATAAATTCGGGATCTATTTCATCTTGTTCATATACTTTTTTTAAAGAGTATAAAGGGAAAGGGTGCTTAATTTTACCTTTAGAGTTTCCTACTCTTACTGTAGGGCTAGACGAGTCTGCCCATCCTTGTCTAAGCTCTATAGAACTCAGTCTGTCATATAGCTGATCATATTCATAGTCAGATAATATAGGGGCGTTATCGTCATAATACAGTTTAGAATGATGCTTAACTGTATTTAGCAGAGAATTATAATCTTGTTTCATAGTAACCTTTCTTGTATATACTTACTATATCTTAATTATTAATAATTGTCAAGGTAATTTATCTAGTTCTTGCCCTATAGAGGTTAAGACGTTAAAAGCCTCTCCGCTAAAAGTTAGCATCTGCTGAGTAGCTATAATAGAAAAGGTAAGACATATAATATAGAAACCTGTTTTAACATATATACTCATCCACTTATATATCCTTTTTTAGGTCTGTACCAGTTCTTTTGATAAGAAATTCTTCCTAATAACTCTCTTATCTCTCTTAGTTCTAACTGTTTTTTTGAGTCGGAGTCGATCAATAAAGAAGCAGCCCTACGAGCTACTTTAGCTTCTAGAGCTTGTTCAATTATTTCTATGTCTCTTATATCTAGTTTAAATTCTTTATTGTACATAAAATCATCCTTTTTTAACTTTTAAATGCTCCCTAACATCAAAGTCATTATTATCTAAAAAGTTTTTAAATTCACTAGAATCTTCATATTCTAGTGAGTACCCTAAATAATCTTCCATTTTATTTTTATCTGATTTTGCTAATGGGTATTTCAATACTAGAGGAGAATCCTTAATAAGGGGTGTAGTAGTTTTTGGGAATGCCCGCTGTTCTGTGTAATCGTAGGTTTCTTGTGGGTGCTGAGAATCTGCCCAGTAATATATACCACTTGTTACCTTTGATGTAAAGCTGAATATAGCTACCAAAGGAAGTATAACAAAAAACAATAGTATAAAAGCGCTAAATAAATTTTCCATTATACAATAATAATTAAATATAAACTATTAAGCAACTAATAAGTTACATTAATTAGTATTTAAATAGCTTTCTAATTCTCTATAACCGCCTATATGCTTGCCATTTATTTGTATTTGTGGCAAGGTTTTTACATTAGGTAGTATCTCTAATAATTGTTCTTTAGTGAAGTCTTTATCTAGTACCTTCTCAGTGAATTCTAGATTTTTTACATTTAATAAATTTTTTGCCTTCACACAAAAGTTACAATTTGTTTTAGAGTATATAAGTATATCCATATTATAGTCCTTTTGTTATAATCTTCTTTGCTTCTTGTATTGAATTTACATATTGATTGTTTATATATATAATAGGATAACTAAAAAATTTTCTATTATACTTACTTTCTAAAGAGTCTATAGTTACATCATGCCTAATCTGAGGCCACGAAGAGTCTTTTACTACATAGGTTTCTAAGTCACGTACCTTACTCTTACAGTATATAATAAAATCATTAGATGCTATACAGCTAGGTAAAGAATAAACTATAACTTTAGACACGTACATCTCCTAAATATTTTATTTCTGAATTACTTATTTCTACCTTTTGGCGTATAGGAGTTTCTTTTTCTAGTAAGTCTAAATAGTCAAAAAACTCTTTATTACCGTCAGGTAACATATCTATATTTTTAATATTTAAGTCGGTAGCCCATTGATTCATTACATAAGAGTCATTAGGACAACAACAATAAGTATTATTATAATTTGATATTAAATCAGAATCATCATAATGAACTAATAATTTACTATCTATATATGCACCTTTTAAAAAAATGATTAAACTTTTTTTATCTGTAAATATATCATAAGCAGTAGGTATTACCCATCCTCCTGCTCTTCTTATATAAAAAGGTATAAAAGGAATAGTTTTATTTTTTCCGGATAATAACCGTTTCTTCATTTATATACCCTTTTCCTGAGAAAGATGAGTAGCTTTTAACTCTGTTAGAGTATTCTTCTAATAAATCTATATTGAGATAAGGAGCTATTATAATACCTCCTGATCTAGCTTCTGATATTGCAGACACAAAACACTTTTCTTTTTCATGCTCATCTATAATGATAGTATCAAATATATTACTTGGATACTCTTTGATACTATCTACATAGTTTTCTTTTGAATACTTAGTCTTTATATTATTAATGTTTTTGAAAGATAAAAAGTCTTTTGTTGCATTAAAGGATGCAAGATCATGTTCTACTACACACATAGAAGTACATCGTCTAGCTAGCCAAAAAGTAGAACTATCTCTTCCCCAGCTGAATATTAATTTATCTGTCTTATCTAGATGTTCTATTATTAAGTTTTCTACCTCTGTAGGATAGGTAGACTGATTATATGTCGTCTCGTTTATTCTTTTCATTAAGTATCTGCCTTCGCTCAATGTCTGACTCAATACATTTAGTTCCGTATTGTACTTCAAGAACATGAGCGTTAAAACTACCAATATTGGTAGTTTTATGCCAAGTATTAGTAGGTATAACAAAAGTAGTATGAGGGCTAAGAATCATTGTTTTCCAAGTAGCATCTGGATATTCTAGTTCTATTTGTAAATCTCCCTCTAATACATACCAATGTTCTGAGCGATCTAAATGTTTTTGATCAGATAAGCTACAATTAGGATAAATAACTAGCTCTTTTATCTTTTGAGGTAATGCTGGTTGTTTATCATCTAAAACTCTCCAGTACCCCCAATCTCTTTCTGTTTTTTGAGTTTTCCATTTGTCTAGAATCCAAGAAGAACTATTTACTTTATTCTCTCCTCCTATTCCCCATTCAAACCTAACCCAAGGTACTCCTCCATAAGTTTTTTCTTCAGGAGTATTACCTATAGATCTATCTCCTCCATTAGCAAAAATTATTCTACTATCAGGAGACATTTTTAAAGTTTTATATATAGCGTCATTAGCAGTATCGTCTAAGTCATTAAATTTAATAACTCTGTCAATACAGCTTATATTTTCAAGTATCTCAGCTCTTTCAGACCAGCTCATAAAGGGTCTACCTTTTTTTCTTGTTAGCCAATCATCACTATTTAGTCCGACCACTAATTTTTGTCCTAACCTTTTAGCTTCTTTAAAGTAAGCTATATGGCCAGAATGAAGAGGGTCAAAACCTCCAGTAACCAGTACTATGCTAGACATATTCTAACCTTTACAAATATCTAAAATGTTTCTAATTTGAGACTCTTTTTCATCTAACTGTTCTTGATTTTGCTTATGTAGAACAGTCGCAGCAGCTCTAACAGCTGTGGATTGTAATCCGTATTCTTCTTTTAAATGCTTTACTCTTTTATTAATTTCGTCTCTGGAGCTTTCTATTGCGCCTAAGAAAGATACAATAATATCTAACTGTTCTGCTACATCTTCTGGGTTAATAGCTTTTATAGGTTTTTTGACATCTTTATCTTCTGACATAGTTATTCCTTATTTTTTAGGTTTATATATTAGTTTTGCTAAATTAAATAGAAAAATTCCTATTTTTCTTCTAATTCTATGAGATAATTTATTATTCTTAGTATTTATACACGCTATTAACTCTCCTATAAACATTCTCACGTCTAATGACGTAACATTACTATCTATATACATAAATACGTGTTTACCTTTTATAATAGGTTTATATTTAGTACTTTTTATTCCTTTAAATATTTTAAGTAAATTATCAGGGGCATGTATTTTTAAATGTGTCCAGCTTTCCCCAGATAATTGCTCTATTTGAAACTTACCTAGTTTCTCTAAATTTCTTACTAGATTTCTAGCAATTATTTCTCGTTCAATTTGCCCAGGAACTTCTGGGTTCCTAAATAAATATTTAGTCATTAATAACTCCTCTAATAGTTACTATCGTGTATATACAGCTGAAGTAGAGTATAGTGTAATATCTTCATTAAATCTTTACGAGCATCTTCTACAGTGCCCTTCTTACCATACCTATTAGAGTATTTATCTATACTTCCCATACAGAAACCTGTTCCATGACCTCTATCAATAATTACTTCAGTAGATTGAA